AAAGAACAGGTCTGAACAATTGTCGATAAAATTCTTCTGCAACTGGGCAACGAGGAAAAAATCGCGTCCACGCCCTTAAATCAGCTTGCCACTACGATGGGCATACTGATTGACAAATTCACGGCGAACGAGGTCTCCAAAGCGAACGCGGCGGAAGAAAACAACCTTGCAGGCGCGATTGCCGCGGCGGCGAAGCGCATAGGAGAGAAAAAGGATGCAGTATGAAGCTTTCAGTGAAAAACAGCTTGTTTCTATGCTGTGGTGGAATATGCCGCAGTATAAAGATAAGGAGGGCATTATCTGTGACGGCTCCGTGCGTTCAGGCAAAACGCTGACAATGACAAACGGCTTTGTGCTGTGGTCTATGACGAATTTCAACAATCAGATATTCGCACTTTGCGGCAAAACGATTGAATCTCTGCGCCGCAATGTAGTAACACCGATGCAGGATTGGCTGCGCGGTGTAGTAATCATTAAGGAATACCGCAGTATCAATGCACTGGATATTTACTACAGCGGACACAAAAACAGATATTACCTATTCGGCGGACGGGATGAATCGTCCGCTTCTTTAATTCAGGGAATTACACTTGCGGGGCTTCTCTTGGATGAAGTTGCACTGATGCCGCGTTCCTTTGTGGAACAGGCAGTCGCACGGTGTTCCGTGCCGAACTCTAAGCTGTGGTTTAACTGCAATCCCGACGGTCCCGAACATTGGTTTTACAAGGAATGGGTCAAAAAGCCGAAAGAAAAGCACATATTACATCTGCATTTTACAATGGAGGACAACCCCAGCCTTGCACCGGAAATACGGGAGCGTTATGAAAATATGTACTCCGGCGTTTTCTATGACCGTTTCATTCGCGGGCTTTGGCGCGTTGCCGAGGGGCTTGTCTACCCGAACTTTACAAAAACAAAATGCGTGGTGTCCGACGCTCCCGACTACGGCGACTATTACATATCCGTGGACTACGGCACGCTGAATCCGTTCTCGGCGGGGCTTTGGGTGCTCTGCAACGGCACGGCGACGCGTATTGCCGAGTTTTACTATAACGGCAGAGAAGCGGGCGCGCAGATGACCGATGAAGAATATTATCAGGCGGTGCGCACCCTTGCGGGGGATAAAGCCATTAACTGTATTGTGGTTGACCCGTCTGCCGCGTCGTTTATCGAGTGTATACGGCGGCACGGCGAATACATTGTGCGCAAGGCGAGAAACGATGTGCTGGACGGGATTCGCACCGTCGGCAATATGCTCCAAAGCGGCACAATCAAGATTCACGAAAACTGCAAAGACGCGATTCGCGAATTCCGTCTGTACCGCTGGGACGAGCAAAAGACAACGGATGCGGTTATCAAGGAAAACGACCACGCAATGGACGATATTCGGTATTTCTGCTATACGGTACTGCGCAGAGAATTACAGTATGACGAGTGGTGATTATGGGCGTTAAAGATTTTTTATTCCATTTACAAACGGCGGTGAAAAGCTTGTATACAAAATCAGATTTAAACGAACGGGCGCAGGATTTACAGGTGTCCGACAAAATGGCGGCGGCAATCACAGAGTGGTTCCGCCTTTTTTATGCGGATGAAGCAGAAAAGAATCCCGACAGCCATAAAACACGGTTTGTTTCCGTGCTTACCAACTATATGGCGACGCTTGCCACAAACGAAATCGTGTTAAATACGGGAAGCTCGGCGCGGGCGGCGTTTTTGAAAGACCAGCTTGACCGATTTGTTTTGCCGCAGATTCGGCGCGACGTACAGCTTGCAGGCGTGGGCGGCGAGGTGATTTTAAAGCCGTTTGTCAGCGGCAGGAATATTTATACCGAAGTGATTCCCGCAGACCGCTTTTACCCGACGCGCATAAACGGCGCGGGTGTAGTGGAAGCGGGATTTTTTACGGATTATGACAAAATCAACAACAGAACGGTTGTGCGCGTAGAACGCTTCGATTTGCGTCCCGAGGGGCTGTATTTGAACAACAAAGCGTATTATGACGGCGTTTCGGGATTGGGTACGGAAATCCCGCTGACGGAAATTTACCGCTGGCGCGAGATTCAGCCCGACATCTTGCTGACGGGGCTTGACCGCGTGCATTTTGCCGCGCTGAAAATGCCCTTTGCAAACACGGTAGACAACACAAGCCCCCTGCCCGTTTCGATTTTTGCCGATTCTGCGGACGCACTGCGGGAACTTGACAGAATCTATTCGGAATTTCTGTGGGAAATCCACACGGGCAAGCGCAAGCAGATTATTGACCGCCGCGCCTTACAGCCGTTTAAGGGAAAACATCCGATTCCCCTTTCCAAACTATCCTCGGATTTGTATTTGGTGCTCAATTTCGGCGACGACGCAGGCGACAAGAAAATCCCGTTTGACGACTACACGCCCGAAATGCGCATAGACGCGTATCAGAAAGCCATTGACATTCAACTGCGGCTTGTGGAAATGCAGTGCGGTTTCTCGGCAGGTACATTTACCTTTAATGTGAAAACGGGCAAAATGACCGCCACACAGATTATTTCAGAGGATAAAGATACGTACAACACCGTGAAGTCCATACAGGAAAGCGGTATGGCACAGGGGCTTCGCGACCTTGTGTATTTATATGACTGGTTCGCCACGCTGTACGGTCTTGCGCCCACAGGCAAAATCGATGCGTCCGTCACCTTCGGGGACAGCATCTTCGAAGATACAGCAGTGGAGTTTTCGCGCCGCAAGCAGTTAGCAGACTGCGGCTATCTTAAAAAGGAAAAGCTTGTCGGGTGGTATTTCGGTGTTTCCGATGAAGAAGCGCAAAAAGAGTATATGCCGACAGAACAAACGCCCGATGATATTCTGTTTGGTAAACCGTAATGCTGTTGCCGAAAGAATTGGATAAGCTCCCCGACCGTGTGGTGGAACTGTATGCGGAATTGGAAAACGACATCATTCGGGATATGGCACGGCGCATTGTCAAAACAGATTTCGCCACAGACACGGCGCAGTGGCAGTTGATACAGTTACAGCGCATGAGCGTGACACACGACGAAGTATTTGACAGGCTCTCGAAAGCGACAGGCAAGTCCAAAAAGGAACTTGTCGAAATGTTCAACGAGGCGGCGAATACGGCGTTCGCGCGTGAAGATAAGGCGTACCGCAAGGCGGGATACAAAACCGTACCGTTAGCCGAGAACGTGCAGTTACAGAAGATAATCAACGCAGGACTGCGCAAAACAGAATATCTGTTTGAGAATTTAACCAATACAACAGCAAACACAGCTTCGCGCCAATTTGAAAACGCGCTTGACCGCGCCTATATGCAGATTACGGCAGGAGCATTCGATTACAACACCGCAATCCGCACCTGTATTCGTGATTTGGCGCAAAAGGGCATTGCCTATATCACCTATCCGAGCGGACACACGGATTATTTGGACGTTGCCGTCCGCCGTGCCGCCCTGACGGGCGTGGGGCAGACCTGCGGCGAAATGCAGTTGGAGCTTGCCGCCGAAATGGACTGCGACCTTGTGGAAGTTACCGCCCACAACGGTGCAAGACCCGAACACGCTGTGTGGCAGGGCAAGGTTTTTTCGTTAAGCGGCAAAAGCAGAAAATATCCCGATTTTGTGAAATCCACGGGCTACGGCACAGGCGCTGGTTTAAAGGGGTGGAACTGCCGACACGACTTTTTCCCGTTCTTCGAGGACAGCAAGCCCGCATACACGCAGGCGGAACTCGCGGAATTTGAAAACCGCAAAGTCACCTACAACGGTGAAAAAATGACGGAATATGACGCGACGCAGAAACAGCGTGCAATGGAACGGCGCATCCGTGCCACCAAGCGCGAATTGGCAGGCTACGACGCAGGCATCGCCGCCACGGCAGACGACAGTCTAAAAGCAGAACTGCAAACCGCGTTTGACAGAAAATCCGTCCTTTTAAAACGGCAGGAAGCCGCGCTTCGCGACTTCACAAAGCAGACGGGGCTTGCGCGTGACAGAGCGCGAGAGCAGGCATATGGGTTTAATAAATCCGTATCGCAAAAGGCGGTATTTGCCGAAAAAGTAAGCGTTGGCAATCAGCGTCGGGCATCTGAAATTATTCAAGTATTGCCAAAAGAAAAAGGCGATACCTTTAAACCCGAAAATTTAGTGAAGGGATTGAAAAAATCTGATGTTGGTAAGGAAACATTAGAATATATTATTTCCGAAAATATTGATGTGCAGGTCAATTACAACCCCGAAATAACACGAAATGGATTATTGGGATTATCCCGCGGAAAACACGTTGACATATTCGGATTAAACACAAAAACCAAAAATGAAACCGTAAAAACAATTATACATGAAATCACGCATGTTAAATATGATATTGGAGAATGTCAGTGGGCAGAAGCCGTTTGCGAAACGCGAGCTTTACAGCATGAAAAAGGAATATTGACGATTCGGGATAAAAGGAATATAATTAAGGAAATTAAGAAAAACTATCCTGATATGAAATGGAGGAATCGACGTGGCTGAGCATGAAAGCATATTGGTATTTATTGCAGAATACTTAGATGGAAAAAATCCGCCTTGTCCCGAATGTGGATATGTTCGCCACGATGAAGAACCCAAAAAAATCTCCTATTTCCGATGCGAAAAATGCGGATTTAAAATAAATATAAATTGATTCATCATAGAAGCACCTGAAAAAAACAGGTGCTTTAATAATGCCTATTTTTAATAATTACAGCGTCTTTGTGTATGCAAAGGCGCTGTTTTTATACCCACTTTGCCCAAGTATAAAGGGCTAAACATCTTTGACCGCAGACAGAGCGGTATATAAGCTACTTATTAGAGCCTGTCAACCTTTTATTCGCGGGGGTGATGCCTTGTGATTTCCAATAAGGACGTCACCGTTATCAACGAATCGGACGGCACGTATTACGGCGTATTTTTGCGCGGCGTGTCCTTTATCGGCAAAACGGCAAGAACCGCCTCGGAGCAAGGGCTTATTTCGGCGGATTACTTCACCGTCCGCATACAAGAACAGTCGGTAAACGTCGGCGCATACGCCCGCCAAACCTTACATACGGAAAACGGCGAATGCTTAGAGAACGAAAACGGCTGTTATCTGGACTTGGAATGCTCCCGCGAACGCGTGCTTTTCCTGCCGCAGAAAACCATGATTGCCGTCGGCGCGGTCACGGACAGCGAATTGCAGGACGTCAAACGGCTTTTACGCACGCACGAGGTTTACACCGTGGTATCCGTCGGCGACAATCGACACGGCTCTCCCGCCGTGCGGCACTGGAGGGTGGACTGCAAATGAGCTATTCTTACAATAAAAAACGAAGCTTGCAAACCATTATCCGCACCATTATCCTTGTTATCGCACTGCTGAATCAGATTCTGACCGCTGCAGGCAAAAATCCGCTCCCGTTTTCCGATGAGGAAATCTACACGGGATTGACAGCTGTATTCACCGTTGCCGCCGCTGTGTGGGCATGGTGGAAGAACAACAGCTTCACAGAGAACGCGATTGCGGCGGACGAATACAAGGACATGCTGAACAACGGCGGAGAGGGCAAAGAAAATGCTTAAAACATACTCACTGAAGCGTGACGGGAATACACGGTTGTCTGCACATTTTCAGGTGAAAGAATTCAAATGCAAAGACGGCAGTGATAAAATCATTGTCAATATGGATTTAATCAATCTGTTGGAACAGCTGTATGACAAGCTCGGCGCGGGAGCAATCAATATCACATCGGGCTACCGCACGCCTTCGCATTCTGTAAAAGTCGGCGGCTACGCTACCGACCAGCACACCAAAGGCAACGCGGCGGACATCACGGCAAAGAAGAAAGACGGTACGCCGTTTTCGTCAAAGGACATCACCCTTGCACTGGAAGATTTGAACCACGCAGTCGGCATCGGTCTGATAAACAAAAACGGTTCTGTTCACTTGGATGTACGCGGTAAGAAATGTTGGTTCGATGAAACCAACGGCGAAAAGCTTGT